TGAGGTAGACGATGAACTCATCTGGGTTGATAACTTCAACCAGTCAACTAGCGTACTTAACGCAGCTCCAGGCTTTGGTCGAGGCTATCAGGGAACTTCTCCTGCCCCTCACAGTCAGTATGCACAGATCACTCTTGCTCCAACCTTCCCACGATTAATGATTAAGAAGGCTATCAACGATGTAATCAATAGCCTCTATCCTAAACTCTGGGCTGTCTCTTCAACTACCTTTACCTTTAATGCAAGCCAGACAACCTATCCGTTGCCTGATGATGCTGAATCAATCCTTTATATGTCTTGGCAGACCACAGGTTCTAGCCAAGAATGGCTACCTATCAATCGCTGGCGTTCAGATCCAATGGCTAACGTTGCAACATTTAACACACAAAATACAGTAAATATTTATGAGAACATCCAACCTGGTAGAACAGTACAGGTCTGGTATACAACTGAACCTACTACCTTAGATAGCAACACAGATGACTACGCTGATGTAACAGGACTTCCTGCATCTTCTGCGGAGGTAGCAATCCTTGGTGCCTCTTACAAGTTGCTCTCATACCTTGATGCTGGTCGTATCAACCTAAGTTCAGCAGAGGCTGATCTAAACGATACCAAGATTTCTAGCAGTGCGGGTGTGGCTTCATCTCGTTATATCTACGCCCTATATCAACAAAGACTTAACGAAGAAGCGCTTAAACTGCAAGACAAGTACCCAATCCGAATCCACTACACAAAGTAAGGCAGACCCGTGACCAGAGAATATTCATCCATTAGCGTTGAGACAACGCTGAATAGCGGTATCAATACTACTGCTACTACTATGACAGTTCCATCAGTTGCTGCCGCTACCGCTTTGCTTGGTGGCATAACCCTTGATCCTGACAACGTAGATATCTTTACCGTTGCGATAGATCACGATACTGTTAACGAGGAAATCGTTTACGTAACAGGCGTATCTGGTGATACTTTTACAATCAGTCGAGGACAAGCAGGAACAGGAACTGCTGGAGTATCTGGTATTACTCACAACGCTGGTGCTTCAGTTAAGCACGTGCTTACATCAGATGACTTAATTTTATTCCGCAATAGTGCCTCACCTGTAGCATCATTAGGATTTAGCGGATCTACATCTGGAACTACTACAGTGCAAGCAACTGCAGTAGCTGGCACCAATACACTAACCTTGCCACCTACAAGCAACGATACCTTGGTAGGTAGGGCAACTACAGATACGCTAACCAACAAGACTTTGACAAGTCCAACAATTAACACAGCAACTATTGCAGGTGGAACCCTTGCTGATGCTGTAATTAAAGGGATTGAAGAAGATATAAACATTGTGGCATCTGCTGCAACTGGCACAATCAACCTTGATGTAACTACCGCTTCGGTGTGGTATTACACCACAAATGCAACTGCCAATCACACGCTCAACATCCGTTACAGCAGCGGTGTTTCATTAAATACAGCCCTTGCAGTTGGCGATGCAATCACTGTTGTATGGATGAATACCAATGGTGCTACTGCCTACTATCCAACTGTATATCAGATTGATGGATCTGCAGTAACTCCAAAGTGGCAAGGTGGAACTGCACCAACTGCAGGCAATGCTTCATCCATTGATGCTTATTCACTCACTATTATCAAGACGGCTTCAGCAACATTCACAGTGCTTGCCAGCCAAACTAAGTTTGCGTAAGGAGTAACAATGCCTTTATTAGGAACTAGAGCAGGAGCATCTGTTCGCGGCTATGGTTTAATGGCTGCAGCACCAAAACCTGTTGTCACGGGTGGAACTCTTGCATCTGATTCAACTTACTTCTATCGAACCTTTACTGGCAATGGCACACTGACAGTTACAACTGCCAATCTAATCTGTGATTATCTTGTTGTTGCAGGCGGTGGCTCAGGAGGTACAGGAGCAGGTGGTGGTGGTGCTGGAGGTTTACGTTCAAGCACTGCAGTCACGCTAACACCTAATTCATACAATGTTGTTGTAGGTGGTGGTGGAACTAGAGATACGCCTACCGATGGAAACACATCTTCATTTAATTCATTAAATACTTCAGGTGGTGGTCGCGGTGCAACATATTCTTCAGATGCTAATTCAGGTGGCTCTGGTGGCGGTGGTCGAGGTTGGCTTGTAACAAAATCGCCAGGCTCAGGTAACGCTGGTAGTTACTCCCCAGTAGAAGGTTTCGCAGGAACTGCTACATCTGTTCGAGGTGGCGGCGGTGGTGGTAGCGCAACTGCAGTAGGCGGTTCAGGCTCAGGTGATTTTGGTGGACTCGGTGCCGATGGTAGTTCAGCATTTTCATCGTGGGGTTCAGCAACGTCAACTGGTCAAAATGTAAGCGGCACCTATTATTATGCAGGTGGCGGCGCAGGTGGAACTATTGAAGCAACTGCTACACCAAGAGGCGGTTACGGTGGCGGTGGTCAGGGTAATTATCTAACAACCTCGTTGGCATCAGCACCATTATTTAAGCCTAGTGGTTTTCCTGATTATTTTTCAAATGCTGATGTAAACACAGGTGGTGGTGGTGGCGGTGGTGGTGGTGCCAAATGGACTACAGGGCCAGGCGCCGACAACAATGATTATGACGGTTTAGGCGGTGCTGGTGGTTCAGGAATTGTCATTGTTCGATACTTGAAAACGGCGGTGTAAAGATGTCGCATTGGGCAGAGATAGATGAAAACAATAAAGTCATTCGTGTAACTGTTGGTGATAATAATGACCCTGCAGGTGATGAAGGATACCAATGGTTACTAGATAACCTTGGTGGTACTTGGATTAAAACCAGTTACAACGGAAATATCCGTAAAAACTATGCAGGTATTGGTTACTCATACGATGAAGATCGCGATGCTTTTATAGCACCAAAGCCTGATTGTCACCCAGATTTAATAACTTTTGATGAGGAAACTTGTCGTTGGAATTGTTCTGCTAATCCAAATGTAATTATTCAAGGAGAATAACAATGGCTTATGGTTCAGACATCACTGAGGGCTTGCCCTATGTACTCTCCAACCCTGCTGGAACTACTAACTATACTCAAACTGGAACATTCTACGATGTAGCCTTTTCAGGGTTGCCGTTCTTTGTTGCAGCTTCTGAGATGCAGCCTTACCGTCGAGTAACGGCGCAGTATCGTAAGCAACAGATTGACCAGACGCGTGAACCTGGTGAGCAGACGCTCACTGGCTGGTGGGTTAGATCTCAATCCTCGTTCCACTTAGGAGCGGGGATTAAGTATTTTGAGCCTATCCAAGAGGAGTCACTACGCTTTCAGTACACAGAGTCTAAAGGTTTAGATGTATTTACTAAAGGACAGGCAACCCTGCTCAACGATACAGTCAGGGCTGAACCTGCAACAGCAACCAACCTATTCTTATTTGGTGCTAGAGATAACACTAATAACGTAGATGCGATTGTCTTTACTGAAGGACCTGATCTAAAGAAACTTACTATGAGCGGTGATACACCTACCGTTACTGACTATGTTTTAACAGCAGCTCCACACACACTTGATTTTATGGCTTTAACCTCTGATGGCACTAGGTATTTTGCTGCAGATAATGACAAACTTCATAGAGGTAACATATTTGGCTCTACATCTGATGGTCATATCTACGATCTTGACGGTCCAGTTACCACAGTAGCACTGCGTTATGCAAAGCAACGCTTACTTGCTGGAGTGGGTAGAGAGTTATATGAATTAGATTCTAACAAGGCAGCCACTGCAGGTGGTCACGCTTTGCCTACTGCACTTTATGAACATCCAAACCCATCGTGGATATGGACAACCATATCTGAAGGACCTGCTGCTTTCTATGTTGGTGGCTATGCTGGATCTCAGTCATCTCTATACAAGATTACATTAGATCTTGCTAATGCTAACTCTTTAGGATTCCCAGAACTTAATGTTCCAACAGTAGTTGTTGACCTACCAGAAGGTGAAATACTCAATGCCTTCGATGTATACCTTGGTACCTTTGGAGTTCTTTGCACCAGTAAGGGTGTAAGAGTTGCAGTGATATCTGCCGATGGTGATGTCAGCTATGGACCATTGCTACTAGAGACAGAGTGCAAGAGCGTCACCTTCAAAGATAGATTTGCTTATGTAACAACCTTACAAGATGGTGAATCAGGTCTGATCCGTATTGATTTATCACAGCCAGCAGTTCCTAATAGCCTTGTCTTTGCCTACGCTTGGGATGTTTGTGCAACTGGTGAGACTGTTAACCCAGTATCTACAGACTTCCTTGGTAGTACCGATAGAGTCGTCTTTGGTGTACCAGGTGATGGAATATGGATTGAATCTGCAAGTACCCTAGTACCAACAGGCTACCTACGTACCGGTTATATCCGTTACAACACACTTGAAACTAAGATCTATAAACTGCTACAAGCTCGTATCAATACGACTAACGGTGGTATTGCAATCCAATCTATTGACTCGATAGATACCGAATACAACATCGGTACATTTGCACAGGGTGCTGTTGTCCCTGAGATCAGTGTAAACTATCCAACTACTGCACAAGAGTATCTAGGATTTAAGTTTACCTTTACTCGATCAGCAACTGACTCTACCAAGGGACCACTCTTTACTGGTTACCAACTCAAGTCGCTACCAGCAGTTCCCCGTCAGCGCCTGATCCAATACCCAGTATTCTGCTATGACCACGAGAGCGATAAATTCAGTAACGAAGTAGGCTATGAAGGATCTGCCTATGATCGCTTGTCTCAACTAGAAGCC